GTTTGTTTGTAGCTGTGAAGTCTGCAGAATGAGATAGGAGAAACATATGGAAAAGATGCGAACAATCTTGCAAGAGATGATATGCTTGGAATCCAACCACCTAGACATAGGTGCGAATCTTTTTAGGGAATCAGGTATGTCCTTTGCAGAAAATATAGAGTTCGCTATCCCCATCGCATACAGGCTCCTAACCGAAGACAGACCAAATAGACAGAGATTCTGCGGTCTGATTGGGAAGGCTCTAATGGATGTGTGGGGGCTAGATCCAGATGAGGAGAAGGCCATAAGAGTTGGTGCTAAGATCTTGGAAGCGTTAATACGGGCTAATTTGGCTCGACTAGAAAAGGAGAGGGATGGAAATAATAGACATATGCTTTATATATGCAAAATACGAAATCCTAATGTGCTATGGAGTAAATTGAAATTCGATAGGCTCCTAAGCCCAGAGAGGAAGCTACCTTTGCATGTGCCCTCGGAGTGTGAGATTGGCCCCAACCTAATAAAGAGTAGGGCAGATGTCTCCATGAAGAGTATACCTACCAGGTATATAGTAAATATCCTGAAGAAACAAGGGAATATTGGTTGGAGAATTAACAAGAAAGTACTGAAGGTACAGAAAGCCTTGATAGATCAAGACAAAATAAAGGCGTTTAACTTCCAAAAATCGTTTGTAGAGACACCCTCTAAAAAACAAAAGGAGAGTCTGATTGGAAAAGAAAGGGAAGCAAGGACGATACTACACTTAGCCGATATGTACCGCTCCGAAGTCTTTTACCATGAGTATAAAATAGATTTTAGGGGACGGTATTATCCCAGTAGTTACGCTTTAAATGAACAAAGTTCAGACACAGCGAGAGGATTGTTAATTCTCAATGAGTCTAAGCCGATAACACCTGAAACATTTAAATGGTTGTCGTTATATGCCTGCAACCTGTGGGGTGACGACAAGATAAATATAAAGGCTAGATTTGTTTGGGTTGACAAGAATCTTTTCAGAGTTCTGCTGTATGCCAAAGACCCTCTGGTTAATACAGGGTGGACTAAGGCAGATAGTCCTTGGCAATTCTTAGCCTGTTGTATGGAGATTAGGGCTTATTTGAAAGCCCAAAAGGAAGGACGAGAATTCCTCTCCAGCCTACCAATCTTCATTGATGGGAGTTGCAATGGAATCCAACACATAAGCGCTTTAACAGGCGATGAAGTAATGGCCAGAACTGTTAACTTGCTACCTAATACAGAGGAACAACAAGACTTGTATGGAGAAATATCTGAGATTGTTTGGAATAAGTTGGAGAAAATGAGAGACCCAGAACTAGAAAGGGAGTTTGATAGAATTTATGCGTTGGTAAGGAACGCCGACTATGAAGAGTTGAAGGAGATAAGGGAGAAGGAAGGAGACTTGTATTTTAATATGTGGAAGGAGTTTTGGAGGAGATATGCAGACAAGAGTATAAGAAGGAGTATTGTTAAACGTCCAGTAATGACTCTGGGCTACGGAGTAACGATGTCAGGTGTAAAGAATCAGATACGAGATGACACACCAGATATCGTTAAAAATGTGAAAGGGATGGAGCACATAGATTATGTATGGGCTGGTTCCTTTGGGAAGTTTCTATTCCAGACTTGTTATGAGGAGTTAGATGGTTTGAAGAATGTAATAGAAGCTACTAAAAATGTGGTTAAAATGCAAAAAGGAGAAAGGCATTTACAATGGACAGTTCCCGTTACGGGGCTGATAGTAAAGCAAGCATATATAAGGCCAAAGGATAAAAGGATTAGGCTGACGTTTATGGGCAAGACTGAGTTGTGGGGTATAAAAAGTTTCAAGGAAGGCTCCATTAACTATAGTAGAGAAGTCTTGTCAGTGGCTCCTAACTTCGTACACAGCTTAGACGCTGCTCATATCTCAATGGTGATAAAGAATTCCCCCTTCACCGTAGTTGGGATTCATGACAGTGTAGGTTGTCTTGTAGCGGATATGCCACAGCTCTTCTCAATTGTCAGAGAGGAGTTCTACAATCTCTACTGCCACCAACCCTTCACTATGTTCCTCAGAGAACACAATTGTAATGAGGTCTTTGAGAAGGGAAATTTAGTTCTTACTAAAGAGCTAAGCAACTATGCATTTATTTAGGAGATGAATTATGGGTTTAGCTAGCAAGATTATGAATGTTTTATATAGCAGTAATATTCCCCAGGGTGATCTAATAATCATAAGGGGATTACCGGGAGCGGGAAAGTCTCACATAGCGAAGACAGAGTTTCCTGATTACACTCTAATCGAGGCAGACGATTTCTTCATCGATGTGCAGACGAAGAGATACGTATTCGACTCAAAGTTCTTGGCTCATGCACATCATGCATGTCAGAAAAGGACAAAAGAGCTGCTGAGAGATAAAAAGAAGGTAGTGGTAGCGAATACCTTTTCGCGGTTGTGGGAGATTGCTCCATACCTGGAAATGGCCAAAAAGCCTCCTGTTTACAAAGTTGTAGGAGATTGGACGTCAATACACAATGTACCTAGCCACAGTATCGCAGATATGAAGTATAGGTGGGAAGACTACCCCAACGAAATCGTATTAACGAATTGGAGAAAAGATCGTGTTGAAGCCTGAAATTGGAAGTATTTATAAGTATTACAGACGGTATGTGATTGATTCATCTGAAGCTGTCAATTTAGATCCTGCAAAGTTCTTAGCTGAAAACGTAACCTCTACAGAGATACTTGTTTACAAAGTGCTAGATAACCCCTCTGTATTGCTCTTTGAGAATGTTGCGGGGGTAGAGGTAGTCGCTATATGCGGCTACGCTCCCAACTGGCAAGAAATGGCAGACATGATGACCTACACTGCATTAATTCCCTTTCACTACTATGAAACGCCTGCTGGCTTCATAGAGATAAGGCTTAGGTCATTTCCTTGCTCTCCAGCAGATGAAAACCTCTTAGAGGAAATGATAAAGGAAGGCGTCACGTTTCACTATGAGCGCCTTAGAACAGGAGAGTGGTCGTTAACAGCGGAAACGTTTGTTGACGATGTAGTGTTTATACAATTGCAAAGGGATCTCTGCACAAAGAGATTCTTGAGGGAATTCTTGCATAAGGAGAGAATGGCGAAGCCATATGAAGATTGTCAGGAAGTTGATGATACTTCAACCGATTGGTAATTACACTCAACCCAAGTCAAAGATAAAGATAGGAGGTCGGAAACGGAAGGTTAAAGTTAGTCATATTCAGTTAGTGTCTGAGGCTACTGGGGATATACAGTATGATTCAGATGAAGCCAGCCTTCTCCTGACAATCCCTCCTGATATTGAGGATATCCCCTCAATCAAGGAGATTAATAAGTTAGGAGATGGATGGTGGAAGGCTCGCAAAATCCTGAAGAGGAAAAGAACGACAGACGGCACAATCCTGACAATTGAAATTGAAATAAATGTAAACAGAGATTCTATTGAGGGAAGTGAATGTCACGATCATATCCGAAGTGTAAATACTTCGAAGTTAAAGAAAGGCCTCCCCCAGAAGAAAAAATAAAGTTTAAGCTACCTAAAAAAGGAGTAAATTCACAGGGTAGGCTATGGAAGCTTAAAGTAAAGAAGATAGAAGTGTATCTAAATCGTAATCATGAAGAGGAGATCTTGGTATGGATTAAAGCAGATAGGCTGCTTGTATTAACACAAAATAGATCATTCTATTCCCTAACGGAGGACTTAAAGAAACAAACAAAAGGAAACATAACCCTAAACTCCATTAGATCGATATCTAACACGGAGATTTGTTTTACGGCTCGGAGGTCTGATGACTAACAGCAGAAAAATAAATGTTCGACAGTTCGATGTCGGACTAAATCAGATGGTGAAGGAGACAACATCATCTCTTCAAATCATTCACTTCCTGACATTAGGTCAGGCAGGTGTGAAATGGCTCTTAGCTTCTGATCTTATAGATCGGAACGGCGAGAGGATATGGGAAGGGGATTTATTGGAAGGAAGGGACAACCTCTACTACTACGTCAAGTGGGTAGGTGCAGGATTGTACTTAAAGCCCATAGGCTTCTCCAACCTTATTCCCTTAGAAAAGAAGATAGCTCGCAAATTAACCCGAAAAGGATGCATTTATGCTCGTTAAAAACGTTACCATGTACTTCGCCAAACTGGTTCAGCCCTCTTACGAGTTCGATGACGATGGAAGGTGGGAAGTTCAGATTAGGACAGAAGATAGTGAGGTGGCCGATGAGTGGCTCGATATGAGACTCAATGTCAACAAGAGAGACGGCTATTGGTATACTTCGTTCCACACAAAGGCAAGAAACAAAGACGGGGAAAAGATGAGACCACCTAAAGTGGTTGATGCTGGACTTCAGCCTTTGGAAGACCCAGGCATCATTGGAAATGGGTCAGTTGGAAATATCCAATTCGTGCAGAAGGAGTATAAAAAGTCGGGGAAAGTTGTGATTGGTAATCACCTCATCGGCGTACAGGTTCTGAAGCTCGTGCCTTACTCAGGCGGCTCCAACCTGGAATTCGAGGATGAGGGAGAGATGGAGATTGAGAGCCGTCCTTTAGAGGACGAGGCTGATAAGCCTAAGAAAGATAAGAAGGACAAGAAAGATAAGAAGGACAAGAAGGACAAGAAGAAAAAGAAGGAGGTCTGATCTATGGATAAGTCAACAGCTGCGCATTTAGCACAATGCCAGAAGGAGGCAGGAATGTTGAAAAGCGAAAGCATTAAGACTCGGGATGCTATTAATCCTGAGTATTATAAGGATGTGCTTCCAGATTTGGTTCCAGGTCTGGAGTTCATGAACCTCATGGAACACCTGCATTCCTATGAGGAAATGTCAGGAGCTTGTCGCATCATGGCTTTCAAGTACATGATTCGGTCAGGAGAGAAAGATCCAGCCCCACAGGAGTACAGGAAAGCAGCTTGGTATCTCAACTACCTCGCTGATATGACGGAAAGGGCTATCATGGACGAGTATCCCATTAGGGTTGACGACTAAGGAGTTGGAGGGTCTGCGCTGATTAAGAGGCGCAGGCCTTCTTTTTTGTTAACGAATGGTTTAAATAAGAGAGGCAATTATGGGACGTAAAGTTAAGGACAGAAAAGGCGACAAAATAGGCTTCCTCGTAGCAGAAAGAATTGCAGGAAAGAACAAAGCGGGGAAGTTAATGTGGGAATGCTATTGTCGGGCTTGTGGAAATATGTGCGTAAAGTCAGGTGCACAACTTTCACAGAACACTCTTGTGTCTTGTGGGTGCATGACTGGAGCGCTAACTTCTTCAGAAAAATTTAAACATGGGTTAGCGGGCAAACATGAGCCGCTCTATCATACTTGGGCTGCAATGAAAGACAAGTGCTACAATCCCAACTACCTTAATTACAAATGCTACGGAGGTGCAGGTATTAGGGTTTGTGACGAGTGGTTGAATGACCCTGAAGCTTTTTACAATTGGGCCGTCGAGCAAGAAGGCCCATACTTGCTAAGATACTCTATTCTAAAAGATTTCTCTCCTGATAACTGTTATATGGGTTGGGAGAGGATGTTAATAACCCTAAATAAGATTTACAAAGCTAGTTGGGAGGAAAGGAGAGACAATGAAGAAGCCAGGCTTGAAAGGAAGACGTCTCGTATTTGACATTGAAACTAACGGCTTGCATTTAGAAGACATAACTCAATTGTGGGTCATGTGTGTCCGCGACTTCGATTCTGGGAAGGAGTGGACATTCTCTGACTTTGATAAGGAGGCTCTCCCGATTCGGGAGGGCTTCTCCTTGTTAGACAAGGCGAGCTGTGTGGTTGGCCATAACATTGTTATGTACGATTTGCCAGCGCTGAAGAAGCTCATGAAATGGGAACCAAGGAAGAAGACGAAGGTTATTGACACAATGCTCCTGTCGCAGATTCTCTGCTTCCCCACACCCAAGACCAAAAGAAACCACTCCCTCGCTGCCTATGGAGAGCTCCTAGGCTTCCCAAAGGTAGAGCACGAAGAATGGTCGAAGTGGTCTCGGGAGATGTCTAATAGATGTAGGGTAGACGTAAGGCTTAATGCTAAGGTTTATGATTATTTGTCGAAAGAAGCTCAGGCCCAAGGAATCAAAACAATACGCAAGATCCTTAAGATGGAGACAAAAATTGCAGAATTCAGTGCAGAGCAAGTTGTGCATGGCTGGAAATTCGATGTGGAGGCGTGTGAGGATTTGTTGTATGATATTAGAAGCAAGTGTGTCCAAATCAACAACCAGATCTCCCCAAAGCTCCCCCCAAAAATTACAATTATAGACAAGGAGCCAAAGGAGCCCGTTTGGACTAGGAGTGGACAATATCATTCGTGGATTAAGAAGGCATTCGACTTGGAGGACGGTGATACCCAAACCGTTGAAGGATTGTTCCAGAGGTTTAAGTCGGAAAAGGCTGACCTTGGGAGCACGCAACTCGTCAAGGATATGCTTCTTCAAGAAGGCTGGGTGCCTGATGAATACAATCTCAAGAAAGATCCTGCAACAGGCAAACCTATAAAGGATGGAAATGGAGAGTTTGTTAAAACATCACCTAAATTGTCTGAGGAGTCAATAGGAAGGCTAAGCAGTGAGCTGGGGCATAACCTAGCTACTTTCTATACTTTGCGTTCTAGGGAAGGAGTTTTGGGAGGGTTGCTTAAGGAGGCAAGAGCCAACTATGGCAGAGTCAAGTGTCGGCCTCGTACGATAGGAACGCCTACGGGAAGAATGACACACAAAGGTGTTGTAAATATTCCCTCCAAAGGTATGTTGGGTAAAGAGTGTAGAAGGCTGTTTGTGGCAGATCAGGGATTGAAAGTGGTGGGATGTGACAGTGTCGCAAATCAATTGCGTGCTTTGGCGCATTACGTTAACAATCCTGAGTTTACGGCTTCGCTATTAGAAGGTCGAGAGGAAGACGGGACAGATGCCCATTCCAAGAATTGTCTCGCTATAAATACAGCTTTGGAGGAAGCAGGGTTGAAAGGGAGAGTTACTAGGGCATCTTCGAAAACATGCCTTTATGCAATGCTCTTTTCTGCTGGAGATGCCAAGATCGGGTCTTACCTCTCAGGGGTTCCTGATAAGAGAGCAGGCCAAGCTATAAGGAGAGGTTTGATGAGGAATATCAAAGGACTAGAGGAGCTAACAGAGAAATGTAAGGAGGAATACCATAGGAAACGATATATACTAGCGGTTGATGGAAGGCGAGTCTGGATCGATTCAGAGCATAAAAGCCTCAACTATTTGCTTCAGAGCTTTGAAGCTGTTACAGTTAAGGCTAGCGTGGCGATGGCTTATAAGGAGTGGAAGAAACGAAAGCTTAGGGTTTACCCTTTGTTGATTATGCATGATGAGTTACAGGTCTTGTGTGACCCCTCGGATGTTTCAGAGTTATCAGAGCTCTTGCTTACATCATTTAAAGAGGCTCCAAAGGCTTTTGGTGTACAGATACACGAGGGTAACGTCAAGGTTGGCCTCAATTGGGGCGACAGTCATTAACGGGAGAGATCGTATGGCGAACAACAAAAAGTTATCAAAGAGGTGGAGGATGATGGACAGGCCATCTAATAGGGCCGTTAGCCTATCACGAGAGCCTACAGCTGCGGAAAAGCTCTTTCATAAGATACACTTTAAGTACCACCACTTCCGGCCTCCTTCTGGACTAGGGAGTGGAAGCGGTGTAGTGAAGGGCGGCTACTTGCTCTTTTTACCAGATGGGCGAATGTTCTGTGGAAAGTGCAATCACTTTTCTAAACCATCCCTAAATCTACAAATTAACTCTAGACGTTATAGTTGTCCCAACTGTGAACGCTCCGCAACTATGGGTCCATCCAAAGAACCTCCAAAAGACAATGTATGTAAGGTGTGTGGTGTCGCAACACTGGAAGACCCACCATTCACAAAGTGTGCTTGTTACGCCAAGTATTGCGATGATTTGGAGAAGGCCTTCCCTGATATGCCCCCGAGTGTACTGAGAAGTACTCGGGCGGAGTGGAGACGCATCACAAATCTTTCGAGGGATAGGAACCCCAGCAAAAGGGTTAATAATCTCGGAGAGATACCAGTGTGTGAAGAGTGGTTAGATGAAGAGCAGTTCACTCGATTCTTGTTCAAGAGAGGCTGGATTCCGGGCACATGCCTCGACCCTGTATTCAAGAGTGAAGGTTATACGCCCAAGAATTGTCTCCTGGTTCCTAGAGACAATCTTAGCATGACCGTGAGGGAAATGAAGCATCTTTTCTATTCGAAGAAGCCAAGGGGTCTGAGGTGGCCAAAGGGGATGTAACGACACAAAAAGTGAGAGGGATATTGTATCTATATAAAGACGTAAACGAAGTTTACAAACCTAAAGGAGAAAGAAATGAAAAGAGTAATTGTTATAGCAATAGCAATAGCAGCAATTCAGGTAGCACAGGCGCAGTCAGTAGTTGTGAGACCTGCCGGAGCGCAATGCCCTCCCGGTATGAGTCCATCAGGGCATTATTGCATTCAGTACAAGAGTGCTAGAGCCGCTGAGATGGAGAGGATAAGTAAAATTCAAGACCAGATTATGCGGGACAGTAGAGAACGCGATAGGGTGGAGAGAGAGATATTGCAGAGGCGACGAGGCTATTAACATAACTAAGCCCCTTCGGGGGCTTTATTTTTTCCCACCACACACACAAAAAAGAGGAAATCCCATGCTTGGCTTCGATATTGAGAAGGTAATGCACGCTGTTACACAACCCTTCCACAAAACATTGGATGAGTTTGGTTCGAGGATGCCAGAGATGGTGGAACAGCTAAAGGAACAGAATGAGATCTTGAGGCAAATATTGGAAGTGTTGAAAGAGGAGAAGCTCTGAGATGTTAGCGCTAGTAGACGCAGATTCACTAGTATATCGGTGTTCCTGGAACAAGGAGTTGGAAGAGCTCGAATTGGCCATTGCCGAGCTTAAACAGTTATTCGCTGGGGTTGAGGAGAAGGTATTTGCTTCAAAGATGCGTATTTACGTCAAGGGTGAAGGTAATTATAGAACCAAGATATTTCCTCAGTACAAAAAGCACCGTACCCAACCACCACAGATCTTGCCCTACCTCTATAAGTGGTTGATTAATTCCAGCGGCTATGATGTAAGAGTAGCGCATGGTCAGGAAGCAGATGATGCCATAAGTATTGAGGCTTGGAAAAGATTTAGGAATAAGCGTAAAAGAAATTCTTATGTCGTTTGTAGTGTAGACAAGGACTTAATCCAAATTCCTGGGTTACACTATGATATGTATCACACCAGAGATAGGATTTTTTACGTAAAGAGAAAGGAATCGGAAGCCTTCTTGTGCCACCAACTCCTAACAGGAGATAAGACAGACAACATAAAAGGAATCAGTGGCGTTGGCGACGTAACCGCTAGCCGTATCTTGGAAGGTGCAAACAAGCTGAGAAAGAAAAAGAAGCTCGTTCTTGGTGCATGGGCCAGCCATAGCCCTAACTCCTGGAAGAAAGAGCTACAGCTATGTGGACAGCTTATTTATATAAGGAGAGAGAAGGATGAAGAGTGGAACTGGAAGACGTGGAGCGCCGAGAGTTAGAGGTGCTGGCCTTTACACAGAAGCCCAATTTTGGGGATTTATAAGGAGTGGCTTGCGAGAAAAGCATCAAAGGTGGAAGCCCCGCTCTGAGGCTATCAGACTGGCCTCAAGGAAACTCAAAGCAGATAAGAGGAAGGTAGAGGTTAAATGTGCGCTATGTAAAAAGTGGTGGGGGAGGCGAGAAATTCACGCTGATCATGTCACTCCAGTGGGAAGCTTAATGTCGTACCAAGACCTTCCCGGTTTTGTAGAACGACTATTCTGTGAGGTAGAGGGTTATAGGGTTTTGTGTAAGGAATGCCACAAAAGCGTGACCAACGAGCAGAGGCGAGAGAAGACGAATGGGCTACGAAAACAAGCTGCCAAAAGGCAAAGTTGATACCTCATATATAGGAGATTTGCCGACAGAGGCGTTAGTAGATAGAGCCATCAGTAAGGCAGTGTGTGAGATTTATGGGGTTAAGGTTGCCTTTGATCGGAAGCGTAACATTACCGATCACTACTATCCCTACTTAAAAGATGGACAAATTTGTGGGTATAAGCATCGTCGGCTTCCGAAAGAGTTTACAGCAGAAGGTAACCTCAAGGATGTGGAGCTATTTGGCCAGCATCTGTTCACAGGTAGTGGTCGTTATCTCGTTATTACAGAGGGTGAGATTGACTGTTTGTCGGTAGCGGAAGCATTTGTTCAGGAATATGACGAGATTTATCCTGTCGTAAGTGTCCCTAACGGAGCAAAAGCCTCCATTAGAGCAATAGCAAAGAATAGATCATGGATTAGAGGGTATGATAATGTTATTGTACTGTTTGACAACGACGAGCCTGGAATAGAAGGTGGTCGTGCCATAGCAGACGCTGTGGGAGTGGATAGGGCATACATTGGTAGCCTGGGAAGGTGGAAGGATGCCAATGAAGCATTAGTTAATGGAGATTATAAAAGGATTTGTAAGGCTGTCTTTAATGCCAAGAAGTACAGTCCGGTGGGGATTGCTGCGGGAGAAAAGATTTGGGAGCAATATAAATATAAGTCGAATTCTCCCTCCAGTCCGTATCCCTCTTGCTTTGAAGGGCTAAATGAACTCTTAGAGGGTAAGAGAAACAACGAGATTGTTCTATTCATTAGTGGAACAGGCTGTGGTAAGACAACAATCTTCAAAGAGATTATTCTTGATGAGCTCAGTCTAGTGAAGGAGCGTCCTCCTGAAATGGGCAAGCCTGTTATAGGAATTATATCTCTAGAAGAGAGTGTGGGTAAAACTGCCACCGACCTTATGAGAATGTACTATGGACATGATCTGGCTAAGCTAGGTCCGAAGAAAGAGAGGAGGTTGTTTGATGAGTTATTTGGAGATGACAAAGTAATGATTTTGGACCACCACGGAAGCTGTAGCGATGAAAGCTTAGTGGGTAAGATGGAAACACTTTGTTTGTTGGGCTGCAACATTCTTATGCTCGATCACATCACCATTGCTGTCTCGGAGGGCAACGAAGGCCAGGATGGCTTAGCAGGAACAGATAAGTTGATGTCTGATTTGCTAAAGCTGAGCCAGAAATATCCTGTGTGGATAGGAGTCGTGTCACACTTAAGGAAGGCTGGTGTTGGGCAAAAGGCGTTTGAGGAAGGACGTGTTCCTTCTCTGGACGATATTAAAGGCTCAGGCTCTATCAAGCAAATTAGCTTCGACATCGTCGCTGCTTCTAGAGACACTACAGCGGAGAGTGAGATTGAGCGTAACACACTAAAGCTTACTGTACTAAAAGCAAGGCACACTGGTAAGACAGGTCCGGCTGGGTCTGTCTTCTTTAACACAGAAAGAAGACGATTTGAAGGAGGTTCTTTTGAGCAACAAAGCGTATTGGTATGAGGTTCAATGTTGGAGTGAAGCTTCTAACGAAGCTTCTGGCGAAGCTGAGGCGTCTTGGCAGACAATCGACAAATACACCACTTTCTTTGGGGCTTTCCTAAACATGCCCCTAAAAGGACGAATAGTTAAAATAACGGAGCAGGTATTTCATGAACGCTAAGAAGTTTCATAGTTTTTATATGGAGGTGGCTCGTATAACGGCCACGTTGTCTTATGCCCGGAAGAGAAAGGTAGGGGCAATTATTGTTAAGGAGGGGAATATTTTATCCTTTGGGTATAACGGAATGCCATCTGGCATGTCTAATGAGGCAGAGATTGAGCTTCCTGACCAAACCCTTAAGACAAAGCCGGAGGTGTTACATGCTGAGAGTAACGCCATTTTGAAAGCTGCAAAGACAGGGTTTAGTGTTCGCGATTCCACAATATACACAACGACAGCTCCTTGTCTGGAGTGTGCCAAGCTTATTATCCAGGCTGGCATTGGTTTTATAGTGTATGACGAGATTTATAAAACAGAGGAAGGTATAGGGCTGCTAAAGCAGAGGTTTATTCCGGTAAAGCAGATACAGGAGCTTTAAAATGAAAACATTTGATATAGCGAAGGCTCTTAATGGAGAGCCCATAAGCACAGCTTGCGGTACAACTGTGGAGATATGGACCTGGTCTTTTAATGCTGAGCACAACCCCGATATGACTATCATTGGGCGTGTAAAGAAAGTGTTGGAAGATGGAACACAAACAGACTATGACTTGATGGCGTTTTGGGACAGGAAAGGCCGCTCTATGCTTTCCTCCAAATACGACTTGATTTGTGGGGCAGCTAAATGACAGGATATCGAGTGTGGAGCGCATTGGTTATGCTGGAGCTAGCTCATGTTATTGATGTGGGCTGGTACGTGCTTTTGCCACTAATAATTGTCTTTGTAGAGTATAGCTTTGACGAGACAGTCAAGACTATCAAAAAGGATAAGGAAAACAAGGAAAACACTACGTTGCATTGACGGGAGGTTGGATATGCCCAAATTAAAAATGACGCTTCAACTCGAACCAGGTCTTCATGATTACGCCTTATTCCTAGACCGTTGGGTGATAAGGAGATATAAGGAAATGCCTAGCCGCGAAGAGTTAAAAGCGCAAGAAGTTGTTGTAGAGCAGGTTATTAGGGCATACGACGAAGCAATGTGGGAGTGTCGTCATAATAGCATAGAGCTTCAATGGATTTTGTAAAGGAGATTGGAAATGCGTCCACGTCACAAAAGGGTTATCCTCGACCTATCGACTACAAGTCTGGCTTTTAACGCAGGTATTATCGAAATAACTGCAATAGCTTTCTCTCCTGAAAAAGAGGATCTGAAAGTTTTTCATGAATACGTAAGTGTAGCTAACGTCCGAAAGCTAGGTTTGGGTGTAAGTCAGTCCACCCTCGACTATTATCAGAAAAATCAGATAGGGGTACTGCTAGAGCAAAAGGGAAAGACCAAGACTCGCCTAGCTTCCCTTTTAACTTTTCTCAATAGCTCTTGTGTTCCCACTGTGGAAATATGGTGTGATATTGCGTTTGATTACCCCATCTTAGGAAACAATTTCTTAGCGGCTGGATATAAGACAATGCCGCTAAGGC